TTTCTATTTATTTGATGGTTCACCTAACACTAGGTATAGAATTAGAACTATGCATAGAGCAACATCTGGAACTGGAACAATCTTTACTAGATCTATCATGGTAATCCCGATCACTTAGGAAAATATGTACAAAATAATAACTATGACGCTAGAAGATGAATCGGTAGAGTACGTCATCTACAATATAATAAAAAAGAGAGAAGTGGCTAGATATAGCACCTACGATGAGGCATATGCCGATATAATTGGAAGATAGACTAACTAAAAACTAGTGTATGATAGTCATATACAAACTACACATTAAGGAAAAATATGTCAGACAAAAATCAAAGTGAAATCCTAAGCGAAGTTCTTGGAGTAACCAGGGACCAGTTGGCTCGTTCAGTTAACTTGAATGCAGAACTTGAAGCACTACTAAACATTGAGCGTCGTAAGGTAGCTGAGCTAGAGCAAGAACTTATTAAGTCAAAAGAAGCTCCAGTCAAAAACGAAAAATAAAAATGATTGAAGTAAAAGACGGAGCTCGTACTCTCCAATTCAACGGAGCCTTGCTAGGCAAATCCACGTCATACAGACATGGATCTACCCGTTGGATTGAGTTTGAGCTTTATCGTACCGAGAGTGGCTCCTACGTGCTATCGCGTGTAGGGGTCTCTATCGTGTATCATGGGGCGGCTTGTAGGCTTGTGCAAACATATAAACTACAAGAAGTACTGTTTAAAGACATTGTAAAAAACTCTATTCCATGCGATATCTGTAATCCAGATAGAAGCACAGACTTTGTTTTTCCTGAAAAGCATCGCTACTGGGCACAGGTGAGCGAAGAACCAACTGCGGTTCTAGATGCCTTATACAAGTACGATGAGGGTGGTGCTAGATACCTAACTAACGTCGCTCAGCGTTTGTTGGAGAGTTCTTCTTCTAAAGACTCTGGCATCGAGTCTGTATATCGCATAGAAACTATTCCTTAGCAGATGTCGAGCAAAACCTACATAGTTGCGTGGGATGAAGTTCAACAAAATGTTGAAAACATTAGTTACCAGCTTCTAAGAGGTGATTTAGATTTTTTAGTATTTGATGTCACTACAGACCCAAAGCCAAGTAAAAATTGGGTTGTAGCAAACAAAGTTAGGTACTATGGGCATTTCTACAACTCGTTGGTAGATTTTTCGTACACAGAGCATTCTGTTTTTATTTTTAATGCAGGGGATCCTAAATACAACCAGTTTTCGACATTTACTAAAAAAGTCGAAAACTTATTTTCTGCAGATGAAAATCTATGGGCACTAGCTCCAGACTTCACTAATGATGATTTTAGAAAAGATGCATCTAAAATAATTCAATCTAAATCTAATCCAGATTTGTGGCTATCTACCCAAACCAACGGGGTTTGGGTGGCTTTAAAAAGAGAGTTAGCCATAAAAATGCTTGATTTTATGGATTGGATGCTTGAAACCGATAGGCTCAATTTTACTAAAATGGTGTCTGGATGGGGGATTGATTATATCTATTGCGCTTGGTCAATTTATGAAGGTAAAAAAGTATATAGAGACTGGTCTGTTACTATAGATCATCCTGATGAATCGAGTTACACAACGGGTGGGACTGAAATGGTTGCAATATTAAATTCATTTAAAGAGTATTGCGATACGTTTGAAATAGATGCTACTAAAATGCAATATATTTTAGAAACTATAAGAAGTAAAGCAGCTTTTAAAAATCTTTTAGATTTAAAAATATCAGACATATATGTAAATAAGGATTTAAAATGGGACTAAAAATCTACACCGGAGGAACCTTCGATCTTTTTCACTCGGGCCATGTTGAGCTGCTAAGGAGGCTTAAGCATATGGCTGGACCTGGAGGTAGAGTCATAGTTTCACTCAACACCGATGAGTTTGTTGAGGAGTTTAAAGGCAATAAGCCTGTTATGTCTTACAAAGAAAGATTTGCTGTAGTTAATGCTTGTAAGTATGTCGATCTTGTGGTTGAAAACTACGGTGGGCCTGATAGCAAGCCAGTAATATTAGATGTTAAAGCTGACTTTGTAGTTGCTGGTACCGACTGGTCTGACAAAGACTACATGAAGCAAATGGGCTTTACTCGTGAATGGTTAGAAGAAAATAACGTTGGGTTTGGATTTTTGCCTTACACCGGTGGTGTAAGTTCAACTGAAATAAAAAATAGAATTATAGACCGTCAAAAAGATCGTTAGGATCTGACTTTTTAGGCTTTTCTTTTTCTGATTTCTTATTTTTCTTTTCAGCAATCATAGCAAAGTAAGCATTAACTGCATTGTAGCTAGTTCTGCTACGCCAAACAAAATTACAATCCATACACTCTACTAGACGAACAGTAGTCCATCGTCCACCTTCAGGGTTGTCTGCTAAGTAGGCTTTTAATCTTCTAGTAGTTGCTCCGCAAGAAAGACATTGCGGATATCTGTCACGCCTGATCTCAGCTCCATCGGCGTTTACAGAAAGCGTGCGACGAATCTCATGCTCGTCTTTTCCGCCCCAGATTCCCCAAATGGTATTATTTTCTAGTGCCCACTTGACGCAGTCTTTTCTTACCGGGCAAGAGAAGCATAGTGCTCTTGCTTCGGATTTTTCTTTTGGGTCTTCCGAAAAAAATGATTCCATCTTATCTCGGTTTTCAAGTTTTGCGCACTCAGCCTTGTCTTGCCAGTCTAAGTCTTTGCTAGGTTCCCAGCTAGTCATAAATCTCCACCCATGTAGTTTTGTATACTTCGTCAACTATGTCGCCATAGTATGTTTCCCCGTCTTCGCTACAGGTGGTCAGATATATTTCGCCATCAATGTGTCCGGAGTATCCAAACACAGGGGATGCAGATTCAACAGCTTTGTATCCGTGACCTAGTGTTACAGAGTGGCCGTCTCGTTGTAGTGCAGAAGCCAACGCTCGTTTAACTACGTCAATCTCTACATCTACGTGATCGTGAGTATAAAAGATAATTGAAGAAGGCCTGGAGGGGATATAACCCTCTCCAGACCACTCAACCCATAGGCACTCGCCTATCCTAGAATCTTTCAATTTACACCATATCTGTATATAACAATTATACAACGATGGGGTGTAGAATATCAGACTGCTCTGATGAATTTCATTATAATTATAATTACTACTTTATCTTTATGTAAGCAGTCGCTGTGAAATGAAACTCTTCTGATTCGGATGCATCTTTTACTTCGATTTCAATATCTGCATGGTCATGTATGTACTCCATAGATATCTCTAAATACTCTGAAATAAGTTTGTTGACTTTTCTGAGTATTTCATCGTGAGTATTGGCATTCACCACTACTTGCAGTTTAGTCCTTATCACTATCTAAGTCTTTTCTGTAGTGCTTCCGGTCTGTAGTGAACGCTTTCTAGTGGAGGCTCAAAGTCATCTGTAGACTTAAAAATAATGTCTCCAGATCTGATTGCAACTACTATGCCTCGACGGCCGTTGTGTAGGTAGCCCAGCTCTCCATCAAATGCGTTGTGTCTTACTCTGACGATATCTCCCACAACCAGTTGACCTCTTTGAGTGTCTACCCAAAGTTCTTCTGGGTTGATTGTGACCAGTGAGTGGCCAAGGCCAACTTTGCTAAGAATCTCGAAAACTTGCTGAGACTGAGCTGGATCTAGATCAATCTCTTCCCAAGTTTTTAGCATTTTTAGGACTGCCTTACCAACGCCTACTCGGATTTTTGCGGCTGCAAACTGTTCTTTTACCCAAGGGTAGTTTATTTTTCTCATGTTTTTTCCTTAATTTAGATAGATAAAAGCTGCTTAAGACTTTCTAAAGCAACCTCTTTTGTCGGTATATTTTTGATATAAGACTCTCTTTGCTCCATAGCTAAATTGAGTCTTGCATCGTGCCCTATGTCCTCTATATATGGGGCTAAATGGCCCCAGGAGGCCCCTAGGAGGCTTGTTTCGTTCCATGACGTATAGATAGGTGTCAAGGTGTTTAAGGCCTGTACGTAGCGATAGGACCACCAGCTGCCGTCGCTTTTGTGGGTTCCTATAAGTGCGCCTGATGACCTAGAAATCTGCTCTAAAACCTGCTCATCTGTCCAGCCTTTATTCCATTTCATAGGAGAAGTAGGGAAAGATAGTGTTTCTAGTAGTTTGATTACGTCTTTGCTTGTGTGAACATCTACTGCCCACTTATCTCTTTTATCAAAATAAGCCGGAGTTTCTGTAAGTAGATATGCGTCTAGATTTATTCCATACAGATTTTTTACGGCATTTGGTAAAAGTTTTAGCCCTAGGCTACGTCCAGCATTCCAGGGTAGAAGTGGGTACAAAGTTGTAGGCCATTCCTCTTTAGTAAGTTTGGAAACCGCACTGGATATTCTGGATGCAACACCAACGTCGGATACAACTGACGAGTATCCCTTACGGTATGAGTAAAAATCTTTCATTAGATTTACTGGGTTAGCGTCAATTGATTTTAGGCTAGATGCTATTTGAAGTGTGTTTGGAGCGTCAATAAAAAATTTAAGTTTAGATGATTCCCAGAGTAGGTCAATGATATTTAGAGCACCGTAGGCTCTGTTTGCACTAAGGCTGGTTATCGGGCTAATGCCAACTAGGACTGAGTCGTATGACTCTAAGTCCGTTTTTGTTAAAGATAAGTCTGGATCTCCCCAGACTACGGTATGGCCATCCTCGACTAAAGCTTTGTAGATAGCAAATGCAAAGCTTAGGTTTTTAGTGTTTGCATTGTAAGAAGCTTGCGGCGCAGTCATACCGGTTAAAAATATTTTTGACATGATTTCCTAAAAGTTAGAGAACACCGCCCGCCACTAAGCGGACGGTGCTCTCGTTGCTACGTTCTGATTTAGAAAGGAGCGTTGTCTGGTGCTGAAGTAGCAACAGGTGGAGCAGGTGGCGCAGGAGGAGCAGGTGGGGCAGGCGGAACTGCTGCTCCAGCAGTGGTTGCTGGCATAGTGTAAGGAGTTGCCGGTGGTGCAGCAACAGGTGCGCCTGTGCTTACGTAGTAGCGTGAAATCTTGTTCTTCTTGGCACCTTGGTAAACCTCAGAGCCAATCTGAGCACGGAACACGCGACCCTGAAGCGTTGCTTCAATCTGAGCGTTGCTTGGATTGTTGTTTAGGAAAAACTCACGAGGGATACCTAGGGCAGCCATCTTTGAGAAGAAGATGTTAAGAGCATTCTTGTTCTCAGGTGAGATTGTGATGTTGTCCCAGATGAAGCGATTTGCAAACGGACCACTAGTGATCTGTGCCTTCAACTTGAACATGGTTTTGCCTGTACTTGTGGTACCTGCAGGAGCGTCTACAACCTTTAGGTCGTAATCGCCATCCGGTAGTGGATCGTAGTTACCGCTGGTGGCCTCGCCAGCATCTTTTACTAAATCGGCCCAGTTGAGTGAACTCATCTGTATATTTCCTTAACTGTTAGGGGGGTTGGGTTGGTGAAGTCTAGGACTTCTTCTTTGTTTCAGTCTTTTGACCAAAGATGATATCAAGCATACGCTCAACACCTAGGTTTTCCTGTTCAACGATTGAACCGAGTCTACCTTGTACACGTTCTCCAGCTTCAATGTCGTCTGTACGTTCAACATACATACGACGTGCCCTGTAAGGCAGTTGAGTTGGATCTGGGTTTTGCAGTGTTTCCATTGCAATGTATCCTAGAACGTCATAGAAGTACGGAGCCTGAACAGCCAGCTGACCCTGTAGATATGGGTGCATACGGTTGTCCTGACCACGACGAGCCATGGCGGTCAATACTACAGCCTCAAGAGGCTGAGTAGGGTGCATTGTTAGGTCACGGAGGTCACGAAGTAGTGCACCCATGTGACGAAGTAGTTCGCCCCACTGCTGCATCTTCATTTGCTCTGTACCTGCAATGTTGTCCATGCACTTAACCTGCAACTCAGAGATTGAGTCGATGATTAAGGACTTGAACTGGTGCTTTCCAGTTTGTAGCCACTGGAATGCTTTCATAACAACGTCGTAGTCACGTACCTGAACTACAACAGTGTCCCAAGTGCCGTCAGCCACTGGTGGCTCCTCACGCATTGGGTCCCAATACTTAACGTTGATTGGGAGGAATCTGTGTCCACCCTCAACATCAAGCATTAGACGAGGATATGGAGCTGTGACTGCAAAGGTGGACTTTCCAACTTTAGACTCGCCATAGACCATTAGGGTTAGAGAACGCTGTACTTCTGACATGTTTACTCTGTTCCTTTCTTCTCTTCATCTTTTCCGTAGTAACCATATGGGTCGGAGACCACATACATCTCACTGATTGCTGCTTCCGCGGCGGAACCGTCGTCGATAAGCGGGCAAATAGTGTAGAACTGACACTTCCATTTACAATCCTTGCTTGGGCTAGGATATGCAACGAAGTTTGGATCTGCACCAGCGTCAAGAGATTTCTTGACGTTCATGAGATCACTAATAGTACCATGAATGCGTTGCCAAAACGAACGCATTGTAAAAACATTGTGACGAACTTCAATTTGCT